CCCGGTTATTGAAGGTGCGTTATCCACTGGCAGGATTGTGATACTGCTGTTGATTGGGAACCCCACCAAGCTCATTGGAACATTCGCTGACAGCCACTTGAAGCCAAAGGTGAGCAAGTATTATCATCAATTGCATGTGGACCTGAAGAAAACCACCCGCGTGTCTCACCAGTGGGTGGATGAGATGCGGGAGAAGTATGGTGTGGATTCCCCGGTTTACCGGGTGCGTTGTTTGGGTGAGTTTGCTGAGGAAGATGAGAACCAGTTGATCAGCCTGGAGTGGCTGGTTGACTCCCGCAACAAGGACCATGTCCCGGACGGTAGTATTCCCCGGCAGCGGTTGAGCGTGGATTGTAGCGACGGTGGCGGGAATTTTACGGTGATCACTCATAGTGTGCGCTATCAGTCCTTCACCTACTTTAAGAAGCAAACTAAGCACTCCTATCCCTCCGGGCGCGCGGTAGGCATGACGGTGGCTGAGGTTAAGCGTATATGGGATGCTGAGGGCTTTATAAAGGAAAACGGGGATGATGTTGTTGTTGATAGCCTTGGTGTGGGCGCTGGCGTATGCTCCGGGTGTATCGATGAGGGGTTGCCGGTTATAAGGTATATGGGCGGTGCTGGCTCGGACAACAAGGACGAGTGGCGCAATCGCCGGGTGCAAAGCTACATGGTGCTGAGGGACAATTACCGGAATGGGAAAATCATCACTGCTGATGACTATGTTGATGAGGAAGATTGGGATGACCATGATGCCCAATTGTGTTCTGTTAAGCGCAAACCCGGAATGGAAAAGGTCGAGGATTTGTTGACCAAGAAAGAAATGGTTGATAAAGGCATTGTGTCGCCTGACCGGGCGGATTCTGAGGCGATGAGTTTCGCAACGCAAGCACCAATGCTAAACTCCAGCTTGCCGACGATATTGATGGGTAGACCATTGGAGACTGCAGGATATGATGGATCGATTTCGCACGATTTTTAGAAGGGCCGCCCCCGTTATTGAGCCTGCTGCTGTTAGCGCCAGGGAAGTGGGGTGGATCCAGAGCAGCATGTTCTCTGGAGACTTTCCAAAATACAATCCAGATGAGCTAATGGGGCGGAAAGGCTCTGGCATCTATCGCAAGATGATGATTGATGAGCAGGTGAAAGCAGTCACAAGGTTCAAGCGCGACGCAATCACCGGGCGCGAGTTCTCCATTGAGTGGCCTAGTGTTGATGGTGCGGATGTTAAGCCGGGGAGTGAAGAAAATAGACGCATAGAGATATACGAGGAGATGGTCCGGCAGACATTTGGCTCGTTTGTGGATGGGATGAACTTTATCCTAATGGCTATGTATCAGGGCTTCTCAATGACGGAAAAGATCATTGAGCCATTCAATTTTAAAGGTCGGCCATATCTCGGGCTGCAGCAGCTGATTCCCAAGCCATTTGATACTTTTGAATTCAAAGTGGATAAGTTCGGCACAATCGAGCGAACAATACAAAAGATCAATATGGAAGAGCAGATCATTGATCTTAACCGTTTTGTCTATTATGTGCAGAATCCGGAGTTTGATCAACACTATGGCCAGAGCGATTTGCGTGAAGCTTATCGGTCTTGGTATAGTAAGGATGTGGTCATCCGTTTTTACAATCAATTCCTTGAGCGTTTTGCTGGTGGCTTTGTTGTGGCTTCCCCGACCGGCAACAACACCATCATTGCCGGCACACCAGAATACAACTCCTTAATAGCCGCGATGAACGGCATACAGACGCAATCCTCAGTCTTATTGCCTAATGGCATCGAGCTGGATGTGCAGCGGCCAAATACCACAGACCAGTTTGAAAAGGCCATTGCGTTGCATGACCTCGGCATCGCGAAGGCTTTGCTGGTGCCGAACCTGTTAGGCATAACGCCGCAAGCCGCAACATCAGGAGGCTTCGCGCAAGCCAATACGCAGCTGGAGGCTTTCTTGTGGACGCTGGATGCTGATGCTACCCGGCTGGAAGAAGTTATCAATGAGCAGATATTCATTCCGCTGTCCACGCTCAACTTCGCAGATGGGCAAGGCCCATTGTTTCGGTTCAAGCCAATATCCGAAACCAAAAAGCTGGAATTGATTAAGACGTGGAATGAACTGGTGCAGGCTGGTGCAACTGAAGCAAGCGACACAGATGAGCACCACATTCGCGAAATGCTGAACTTTCCGCATAAAGGCGAGCCGTTGAATCTGCAAGCTAAGGCAGCAGCAGTAACCTCGGAAATGCCTGATGGAAGCGGTCAGCGCGTTCGTGGCCCGGTGAAGAAAACCGGGGAGCCTCGTAAGCGCGACCGGCAAAATAACAAGCGAGCATTTGCCAAAGCTGAGAAGCGTGTTGCCTTCCAAGTCATAGACCGCAAAGCCAGCAAGATTGAGGATGATGGCATCATCATGCTTGAGCTGAAGATCGGTGATATGGTTGCTGATCTTACTACGCGCATTAAGCATGAGAAGTGGGGAACACCGGCTGCTGGCATAAGCGGCATCAACTCTATTGATTTCAACCCCCGGCAGAAATCGAAAGTTAACAAGGCGCTAACTGACACGTTGCAACAAGCGTGGGCATTGGGTGTGCAGCATAGTAAGAGTGAAATTGCTGCAGCTAGGCAGGAATCTTTCAGCATCAACTTTGGGCGCATTGATGAGGAGGCGGCTGAATGGTTAAAGCTGAATGGCTTCCGCGCAGTTGGTAGAATGTCGGATGACATGAAGGCCATCATTCAAGGCGTTTTGGTGAATGGAATTAAGTTCTCTTGGACCCCGGACGACATTGAAAGACGCATTTATGACCAGTTGACATCAGCTGGTTTCATCACCGTTGCGACGAATGCTGATGCTACCGGTCGCGCTATAGATACAGTCGAGGAGGCTATCGACGGGACCGGGGCGCTCGCCCGGGTGCGCACCAGTATTCGCACCAACGTGTTCGACGCCATCAACGAAGCCAGATATTCCACATTTACGGACCCAGCGCTGGCTGGATTTGTTGAGGCTCTTGAGTATTCCGCTATACTCGATAGCCGAACCACTAACATTTGCCGACACATGGATGACAGAGTGTATCCGATGAATTCTGAAGTTTGGAACAGCCATAGGCCGCCAAATCATTTTAATTGCCGTAGCATCTTGGTTCCTGTTACTGCTATAGATACGGATGTGACTGGCAAGGATTTGGACCCAACCACTGGGTTTAGCAGAAGCCCAAGTATTGAACCGCAATCTGGCTTTGGAGGGACGCGAGGATGACCCACGAATTGAAAGGGCGTGAGATATTCGCCGTTGGAGTTTGGAATGATATTGAATTTGGTGAAGCTGATTTGGATGATATCGTTGCAAATTTCGATAAATTGAAAGATAAACATCACGTGCCGCTAAAGTTCGGCCACAATGATGAACAGAAAATGACAGACGGTCAACCGGCCATTGGCTGGGTTGAACGTGTGTACAAGGTCGGTGAGAAACTATTTGCTGACTTTACTCACATGCCTCGCACTGTTTACGAGGCAATCAAGAATAAGCTATACCGTTCAGTCAGCATTGAGCTTTTGTTCAATGTTGATGGCGACGGAGCCAAATTCAATCACGTATTGGATGCGGTGGCTTTATTGGGGGCTGATCATCCAGCGGTCAACTCCCTCGCAGACTTGGATACGCTATTGGCTACGCGAACCGAATTTTCCGGGGGTCATAGGGTGGCGTTTGAAACTGCAACTGGCAAGAAGGCTGGTGGCCCCATTACACTTCATACGAAGGATGATGATATGGATGCAAAAGAAGTAAAGGCTCTCATCGATGATGCGATGGCTCCTGTGCTTGCTGATAACGTAAAGTTGTCTGGTGATTTGAAGAAAGCCAACGACGTTATTGCCAAGTTCACATCAGACAAAGCCGATGATGAGAAAAAGCAGAAGGAAGAAGCGGTGAAGCTTGCTCGCAAGACTGTCATCGGCGTTCTGGATGCTGCGGTGCTCGCCAAGAATTTGACCCCGGCTGTTCGCTCGGTTTACGAGAAGCAGATTGGTGTTGATGATGATGAGCGAGTGGTCACTATCAATGTCGAGGAGGTGCGACAAATGTTTGGCGTTAAAGTAGTTGCGGACGACAAGCAAGGCTTGCACAAAACCGATGATGAAATTAACGAGTCTGACCCCGAAACGGCGCTGTTGGCGTTGGTCCGGAAAAATCAGGCAGATACCGGCGAAGGTGATTTCACAAAGTGCTTCTCTCGGGTGGCTGCGGCTAACCCGAAATTGCACCGTGCTTACCTTGACAGCAACGGGGAGAAATAATCATGACGACTGAAAACAAGTATGACGTTATGACGATTGTCGCCTCGCAGGATTTGACAGGACACCTGTTCAAAGCTGTAGCACGTAACGGTGGCGTTGCTCCGACAACTGCACTTGCGGCAGGCATCTTGCGCACGAAAGCAGCTGTTGGCGATCACGCGACTATTGCGTACAAGGGTGAAATGAAAGCATACGCAGGCGCGGCAATCTCGTCAGGCTCACTGGTTGGTGTTACCGCCAGTGGATTTCTTATCACCGTCACAGGGTCTGCGTATGTTGGTGTTTGTCTTACGTCAGCAGGCAGCGGGGATATTTTCCCGTTTGTGGGTGATTTTAACATGGGCCTTGTAGCCTAACAACTGGAGGATAAGACTATGGGACAATCAACCGGTCGCGACCTTCATATTGATAGGTTGCTTTCACAAATGGCAATTGGTTATGCTGAAAACATAACTATTGCTGGTACAATTGCGCCAACGGTAACAGTGGACAAACAGGGTGATCTTTACTCTGTGTTCTCTCGGGCTGACGCTTATCGTCGTGAAGATGACAAACGTTCTCCGGGCAGAGAAGCGAACAAGATCACACGCTCAATCTCAAGCGATAACTACTATGCGTTGAACTACGCACTGAAGTATCCGATCACAATTGAAGATCGTGAGAATGCTGATCCTGTTTTCCGCCAGAACCTTTGGAACAATGCGGCGATGTATGTCACAGATAAGCTGATGCTCAATTGGGAGGTCCGTGTTGCCAATCTGGTTAACAATACTTCCAATGTCGGTTCGTCTGCTGGTGTTGCCTCGGAATGGGATGCTGCGGCGTCGTCTGATCCGATTGGTGATATGAACACAGCTCTGGACAATGTACAGGACTTGACGGCACAGAGGCCGAATCGTCTTGTGTTTGGTCTTGATGCATGGCGTTCTATTCGTCGCAATGAGCAGGTGCTGAATCGCGTGTTTGGCTCCACGAATCGACAAGGCTTTGCTACCAGAGATCAGGTGGCAGCTTTGCTGGAAGTGGATCGAATTCACGTAGGTGAAGCATATCAGAATACAGCCAACGAAGCGCAAGCTGAATCTCTGGCCAAGGTTTGGGGCGATAATGTCGCCGCAATCTATACGCCTGATGCTCCTTCGCGTGATCGCCCATCCTTTATGTATTCGTATCGGTGGACACCTACCGGCGTGCCAAACATGCAGGCCGAACGGCATCCATATG